AGGCGGTAATCGAGAAACGCCTTGTAGATCGCAATGCGCCGGTCGATATAGGGCTTGGAGAGCGCGATGGAAATCCACAGCTGATCCACCGCTGACACTTGCACCGTGACATTCGGAATGCTCATGTCACTGGTCTCGGACAACCCCGTGAATCCGAGGAAATGACCGTTAGCGGTAAACGCGTTGCCAGACCAAATGACGTTGATCCAGGCGTCGGTCATGCGGATCGTGCCGTCATCAAACGCCACTTCGACCAGATATACCGGCTGGTTGCTCGATTTCAGGAGCTCGGCAATGAATTCGGTGCTGGCGCCGCGATCCATTAAAAAGCCTCCACCAGTTGCAAGCTGAAGTTGTAGATCGACCCGGGCGCTACCGCAGACTCAAGGGTGTCGCCACCCATGGCCAGGGTAAACGGTACGTTGCGCACCACCAGGCTGACGTTGTCGCCGGGCACCATCAGCAGCGCTGGTTCGATCAATAATGTCGCCGAACCGGTGCTATCGGCGTTGGCGTCCGCAGTGACCATGTAGACCTTGGTCTGGCCTGCGATACCGAGGAAATCCCCGGATTTCATGACGCCAGCCAGATTCGCTGTCCAGCCCCGGGTTGCGAGACTTCTCCCTTGCTGATTCGCACCATTGACCACCGGCGTTCCGGTGGCGATCCCTTGAGGCAACTTGTGCGCGGGCAGTGCCGCAGTAAACGTATCCCACTGCCCGCGCTGGGCCAGAACAAACGCCTGAATCGGCGCAAATTGCGCGCGCGTGAGACCCACCCAATCGGCGGTAATCACCCAGCGCTGCGCGCCGTTCGTGCGCACACTGCGCCGCAGGTTGTGCGAGAGCGAGACGCGCGTGGGCTGGTAGGACTGGATTTTGAGGGCACTGGGAGCGGGGCTGGTCGGAAAGCTGCCGCTCATGCCGTTATCCCATGCCGGCCGCGCATATTGAGCGCCTGGTTCACGATGCCGACCACCACGGCCTTGTTTTGCACCATCGCCGACTGAAAGCTTCGTGCGTCCATCGCCCGCACTGAGAAATTAATGTTGATCGGTGCCTGCGGCGCGGCGCTGCTGCTTGTGGTCGAAGACGTTGCCGGCGACTGGCCGTTGGGAATGATCGATCCCGCGCCATTGGGCACGAACCACTCGGGGCCTTCCTCGCCGACGATGTAGGGCTGATTCGCTGCCACCGGCCCGCCACCAGCTTTGAAGAGGCCGGAGATAAAATTGCCAGCACTGCTGAACATGCCCGAGAGTGACATCCCGCTCGTCGCCTGTGCCAACGGCTTCATGATGCTGTTCTGGATCTGGATGCGAATCAGATCGGCAATGATGTAGTTGGCAAGGCTTTTGAAATCGAGCTTGCCGGTCTGCACAAACCGCACCAGTGCATCCTCCATGCCCTTGAAGGCGTTGGTAAAGAGCCGCTCTGCCTGCGCTGCCGCATTCGTGACGCTCTCGATGTAGCTGTTGAGCGCTTTGGTGACGCCCGTTTCCCAAGCGCGTTCCGCTTCCCACCTTGCATCGATCGCTTTGATAATAGTGACAGTGGATTTGACAGCTTCATCACGCAAGCGTTGCTGGGTGGCAATGCTCAATTGCGTGCCGCTTTGCTCGGCCTCCCAGATTTGCTGTTCCACCGCCAAGAAGTTCTTGCGTTTGACGTTGGCAATTTCCTGGGCGCGTGCGTTCGCACCGATCAGCTCAGTTTGAAAGACGTACTGCTCGTTGGCCTGCGCCAGACTGTGGGTGAACGCATTGATGCGCTTGCCCTCATCGAACTTCTGCTGCGCATCAAAGCGCTCATTGACCGCCTGCACCAAGGTGGCGGTTGACTTGGTGGCCTCGGTGCGCAGGCGCTGCTGCGCCTCGGCGGACAGCTTGGCACCATTCTTTTCTGCATCCCATATTTGTTGCTCCACAGCCAGGAAGTTTTTACGGCCCTCGGTGGCCAGTGCCTGGTCCCGCGCATTCAAGCCAATCAAGGTGTTCTGAAGTTGGTATTGCTGGTTGGCGACATCCAGGCTGTGGGCAAAGGCATCGATGCGCTTTGTCTCATCAATGTTCTGAATTCTGGAAACCGTGGCGGTCACCTTGGCCATATCACCCAAGCGGCTTTCTTTGACGGCCAGCAGGCGACCCTTCTCGACCATGGCTTCGTACTTGCCGAACTTGTCTTTAATGGCCTCGACGTTCAGAGAGTCCAGATAGGAATCAAAGGGGCTGGTCTTGTCGGGGCGCTGGTCGGGGATGGCAAACGAGACCTTGGGTGTCGACAATGCTGCCTTCTTCAACCCCGCATCGCGCTTGGCAAACTGGTCCTCGAGCTTGGTTAGAAATAGCGGGGCATCCCAGATCTTTGCCATGTCCTCATTGAACGACTCGGCGTGACTTTTAAGATCCGAGGTGAACGTAGCAAACCGTCGCTTGCCAGGTTCAAGGCTGCGCGCTTTGATCATCTCCCCGCCAATACCGTCCATTAGCTGCGCCACCGACATCATGTCCGCGGCCACCGCAGCCAAAGCGTGTCCCGCAATGCGCACGATGCGAATAACCGCGTCGAACACATCAATGAGGGCCGCAACCGCCCGCAGGGCATTACGCGCCCAGGATTCGATCACGTTGTCGTCTTTGAGCTCGCGCGCTTTTTCGGTTAAGCGTTGTGTCATGCTGCCGGCATTGAGCATGGCATCGCTTAAATCCACCATCACCGGCAATAACCCGGCGGCGATGGTGTTGTAGAGAGACTTCTTTCTGCCTTCGAGGCGCACCAGGTTCTTTTCGTAGGCATCGGCCTCGGCTGCCATCTCGGCGGTGACCTTTGCGTTGAGTTCCCCGATCTCGGCCAGGTCCTGCATAAACGGCAGCAGTTGCGCGCCGCGTTTGCCCAGCAGCATCTGCGCGGTCGCCACCGCCTGCGTGCTGCTATCCATCGAATCGAGCTTCTTCGCCAAGTCCAGCATCACTTCACCGGAATCGCGCAACTTGCCTGACGAATCGGTGACCTCAATGCCTAAGGATTTGAACAAGTCGGATTGCTTCTGGCTGCCGCCTGCCGCTTCGAACATTGCTTTGGAGAGCTTTTGCAGGCCGCCGCCGACCTCGTCCAGACTGGTGCCGGACAACTTGGCCGCCGACTTCAATCCCGAGAGGGCTTCGACCGTGGCACCGGTCTTCTTGGCCATGTGATCAAGTTCGGCAGCCGACGCAATCGCCCCCTTGATGCCATCAGCGAAAGCATCAAAGGTGTAGGCCGCCGCCATCGCTGCCACTGCGCCCTTGACCGCTTTCATGGCGGTGTCCGACACATTGCTGATCGAATCCATGGCGCGTCTGGCCATGAACTCGGCCTTGTTCAGGTCGGATTCGAACCGAGCGACATTGGCCTCGAGGCTGACCACGAGACTGGCGAGGGTTGCCATGATGGGCTTATTCCTTTTTACCCAAGAGGGCAGATATCAATCGGCTGTGCGCCTCGGGCTCGGGCGGCGTTTCTTGCGTAGGCGCCCGGGGTTCGGTAGCGCCGCGAAGTGCCGGCATGAAATCGTCCGCCCGGTAGGCGTCCTGGCCTTCGCGCCGGTGCACGTTGGCGAGCGTTGCGCAAATCTGCCCGAACCCGAAATCTGCACGTGCATCCGGCATCCCCTCGAGCCCGGCAAACGCCATCCATTCGGCCACCTGCTGACTGCTTAAGCGTTCGAGGAGGTGATCAGGGTGGGCGAACCCGAGGGCAAGGCAGAGGCGGAAGTAGAAACGGCGCTCGGGACGCCGCTGGAGTTTTTTGAGAGTTCATCCACATCTGCGCCCGACAGGCCGTTCAGCTTTTGCGCAATGGCAAAGATCCGGTCCAGTGCTGCGCCGGATTTGGCACCGAGCAGATCGACCTCGTCGTCGGTGAAGATGCGCTGGCCGGTTTCATCGATCACAGTGAGACCCACCAGGCGCGCGCGCATGTTGGTCAGGTCAACCTTGCGGTCACGGCCCTCGCCTCGGACCATGCTGGCTTCGAACGCATCGCGCTCACGGCCGGTGAAGCTGCGCACACGAACGGCACCGCCCCATTCGGGGACCTCGATGTCTTCGGATTTGAGGTCGTTCGCGGCGAGGATGGCGGTTTTACTGAGTAGCGACATGGAATCTCCAGAAATAAAAATGCCCACTTGCGATGGGCGGTGAACAAGGACTCGGCCACAACCGTTGGCGGTAGTGCCTCAATAGGAAAAACATAACAAATATGTTAGTATCTACCCATGGATTACACGATCACTTACTACAGCGAAGCTGTGCAAGAGCAGATTGGCGATCTACCTGACACCCTGGCTGCCCGCTATGTTGTGTTGACGCGCCGAATGGTGGCGCTTGGCCCGAACCTGGGTGAGCCACATACCAAGGCGTTCGGGGATGGACTGTTTGAGCTGCGGCTCAAAGGCGCCGAGGGGATTGCGCGGGTGTTTTTCTGCACCCTGATTGGCAAACGTATCGTGATGCTGCACAGTTTTATCAAGAAGACGGATCGAACGCCCAAGCGAGAGCTTGATGTAGCCCAAGCCAGGTTGAAGGAAATAAAACATGAAAACACATGACCAGTTTGTAGCGAAGTTGATGAAGCGCCCCGGCGTCAAAACCGAGGTCGCACGTATTGAGCGCGAGGAAGGCGTGCTGCTCGATACGCTGCTTCGGGCCAGACGCGAGGCCGGCCTGACACAAGCTGACGTTGCTGCACTGATGGGGACACAGCCCCCATCGATTGCTCGGCTGGAGCGCGCACTGGCCACCGGCAAGCACTCGCCATCGATTGCCACGCTGCGCAAATACGTCAAAGCCTGCGGCAAGGACCTGGTCGTCAAGATCACCTGAAGTCCGACCAACGCTACGCCCAGGTAATGGAGCCGGAGATGCGCAATTCAGCCGAGCGCCGGATTGCCTGATCAACTGCGCCCTGACTGTTGAATTTCTTCACATAGGCGGTGAAGGTGGCCGTGTTCCCATTGGGCAGAAGCAGCTTGAAACTCTTGGCCACCCCGGTGACCAGCGCTGTCATCAGTGCCAGTTGCCCGGCATCGCTATTGTCCTGGTCGACCTCGATGGAAAACGCACCGGGGTCAAACAGACCCAGGATGAATTCCTTGGCGGTTGAATCGAAGTTGGTGCGCTCGATCTCGGAGGCCGAGCCGTCAAAGCCGCTGTAGCTTTTGACGTTGGAAATCTTGGTCCACTGCACCGGTGTGGCCGAGCCGCCGCTGGCGTAGGTGGTAAATCCTGTCGCGTCGAGTCCGGCGAGTGTGACGATCTTGGCGACCGGCTCGATGTACTGCACGACGTAGCTGTTGCCGTTCAACTGTGTGGTGCCGATCACGCCTGCTACGGTGATCACATCGCCTTTGTTGAGAGCCGTGACGGCCGAGAGCGTCACCCGACAGGGGTTGGTGAGCGCGACGGCGGTGATGTTGATGGCCGACCCGGTGGTCGTACCAATGCTGACCGTGGAGCCTTGGGCTGAGATGGCGGTGCTGGGCATGAAGGTTCTCCTAAAAAGTTAGTGCCAGATCGAAAAATCCAGAATCACCCGATGCAGCAATGCCTCAGGCTCGAATTGGTCTTGCTCCAAAAGCAAGAGATGGGCGATGGCGCTGCTCTTCATGGCTGTTTTGACGGCCACGGCCAGCGTCACAGCCGCGGCGTAGCTGGTATCAAAACAATCCACCTGCAGCCGGGTGTTTTCAACCGGCGCGCCATCGGCCAGGGTGTTGTCAGGAGCGCTTGAGACGCGCGCGTAGACGACGTAGGGTTTTTGCACGTTGTTCGGCGCAATGTTCGGAAACACCCGTCCCCCGGCCACTGCTGCGAGGACCGTGAATATGTCTTGTTGAATCACTTTTTTAATTCCTGCGCGGCCTGCTCGATGCGCTGAGCGAGCCGGGTCTTGATAGCGGTGACGGCCTCGTGCTTCTTCATGTCAAAAGCAGGCCGCAGGAACGGGCGCGCCGACATCTTCACGGTGCCAAATTCCACAAAACGCCAGTACCAGGCGTCTTGCGAGAGGTTTCCTTTTTTGCCTTGCTTGCGATATTTCTTGCCGTGGCGCACCGTCACGAAGAAGGTCTGTTTCTGAGCGCCTGATAGCTCCGGAATTTGCTTCATGATCACCGAGCGCTTCAAGGTGCCCGGCGGCGGCTGGTTCGGTCCCAGATCGCCGGTGGCAACCGGTGCCTGCAACTTGGCCTCGTCGCGAATCACTTTGGCACCGGCATAGACCGCCGCGCGCAGACCGTTCCTGGCCATGCGCTGCGGCAACTCCCTCAAAGCCTTGGCCAGTTGATCAAGTCCCTGAACCTGCACGCTCTCAAACTTAGCCATCATTCAGTCCTTCTGATGCAAGGAGCGTGATGAGCACGTTGGCTTCATCTTCATTTAGTGCGGCGTGCAGATTAAAAACACGCCCCTTGTAGCGCGCGCGATAGGTGGCCACCGCACGGGTATCGGTGAACAGGGTTTGATAGCGCAGCGTGATTTGGTGGGAGATTTCGCTCGCCATCCGGCGTGCGTTTTCCAACTCGCGCCCGGACAGCGGCTGAATGTCAGCCCACACCGTAGCCACATCGATCCAGGTGCTCTGCACCGCGCCGAAACTGTCCTGTGCACTACCCGGGCGTTGCAGGGTGATGCGGCGATTCAATTGCCCGGCGCGCAGCGCACTCACACCAGCACCACACGGTAGGGGTCCAGCAAGCCCTGGACGAAGGGCAGCGGATCGATGCGCCCGCGACTCAACACAGCCATTTCTTCGCGGTGCGTGTAGAGACTGCCCACGCGCAACTTGATCCAGCTCTTGATGCCCTCAGGTACGTCGGATGCTGCGCCGTAGCCAGCATCAAAGGTAACTGAAACCGCACCAATCTGCGGCAGGCTGGGCGGCCAGACCTGACCAAACACAGGCGTGATACGCGCTGGCTCACACGCCGCATCTACCGTGTAGGTCGAGGCCGGCATGGTTTGCACGCTTGAGTTCATGTCCAGGTAGTTGATGGCCACCACCGACTGCACCGGGCATTTGGCCAGTGCGATAGCGCCGCGCGGGAAATCGTCGAGCACCAGTTTCCAGCGGGCATTGACGAACTGACGCCCAGTCAAGGTCTCAGCGGCTTGCCGGGCCGCCGAGATCAATGAGGCAATCAAGGTATCGTCCTCGTCAAAATCCACTCGCAGGTGGAGCTTGGCGTCAATGAGCGACACCGGTTCCTCTGCGGGTGGGGTGACGAGTTGCAGCGGCATTTAGACGACCTGCACCACGGCCGCCTGGTTTTGCGAATCAGCCGGTGCGTAGCGCGGATTGACGCCGAGCAGCTGGGCACCCGTGATGCTGGCCGCTACACCGACGGTCAGTGCCACACGTATAAAACCAAACCCGTTCAACGTGTCGAGCTCTTCGGGCTTGAGGTTGATCAGCGCCTGCTTGTTGTCGCCCGTGGCTTTGACGATCTGGGTGATCGCGCGGCCAGCGACGTCCTTGGCGCCGGCGCCGGTACTGTCGGTCGCCTGTTGCAACTTCGCATCAACGGTGGCCAAGGTGCCCAGGACGCCGGTTTGCACTACCGCGAGCAACCCGTGGTGATTGGCAACGGACACCCAGCCCGTGGTGGCCGATCCGGCCGATTGACTGGCCGGATCGATGGTGGCGAGGATGGCGATCATCTCGCTGGCTTTAGAGTTTGTGAACATCTGATATCTCCTAGTTGGTCAGGCGGCGCCTTAGCGCGCAGCCAGTTGAATAAACGGCGACAGAGTTGCCGTGCCCTTGGCCGGGGTGATCGGCGCTGCGATCTTCGATTGCCCGTCCATACGAAAGGTCGTGCGAAACGCCGTCATGTCCGCATCGAAATACAGATGCATCGAAGTCGCCGTCTGCATGCCGCCGGCCTTGGTGATGGTCTGGTAGTAGGACAAGTCCACCAGCAACACGTCACCTAGACTGGAGAACGTGTTCGCGTGCTGCGACACGATCACCGGGCGCCCGAGCAGCGTGCCGTAGGGCGAGACTTGAATGCCGCCCACCGCCAGACCGTTGGGCAGGTAGATCGGGTAGTTGCCGAGCGTCAGCGTAAAGAGTGCCGGCAGCACATCGTTGTTGATAATCCACACTGCACGTCCAAACGAACCGGAGGGCAAGCGCGAGATCATCTTGGCGAGATTCTGCGGCGAGAGCGTCTGCGTTGCCTGACTCGATTCCTTGGCCACGGTGACGACCGAGCCGCCGCTCATGCAGCCCATCGGCAAGCCCGCACCGGCGCCAAACAAGATCGACTCGTTGGTCTTCCAGCGAATCGACAGCGCCACCTTCTCCGGCAGGTACGTGGTCAGCGCATTGGCGTCTTCCAGCAACTCATCGGTGGTGGGCACCAGTGCCATGAGCTTTTTAAGCCGCAGCGTTGAAATGCCCAGCACCGGCTTTGTCGCGGTCGCCTGTGCGGCCTCTCCCTGCCAGTAGGCGCGGATGCCGTTGTTGCCCCAGGCGGTGGTCTCATCCTTTGGGAACGCCATGCTGTTGCCGCTAATCTCGACGTTGTCGGTCAGCGGCAGGAGCGAGTCTTCACCGGTCGAGAGCTTAAAAATATCCTGTGCAAACTGCGGCGGTACCAGAAAGCCGCCGTCCTGTCCGGCGGACTCGTTCGCAAAACTTGACGGCGCAGCCGCGTTCATGCCGCCACCGATAAGCAAACGCCCATCGGGCGCCTTGCCGTATTTCTCGGCGTGATACACGGCCACCATGAATTCACCCACGTTGGCAAAGCCGTGCATGGGATCGTTTTCGCGATGGTCGGTGACGATCGGCCCGATGGCGGCACTCGTGGCCAGACGCGCCTCTTCGGCAATCAGCGCCGCCTCGCGGTCAATCGCTGTGTAGGCCGCATCGATGCGCGCCCTAAGTGCATCGAAGGAAGTAACTTCCTCGTCATTGAGGTCCCGCTCTTCGCCGGCCGCAATATCCGTGATGCTGCGGGCTTCTTTAACCAGTGACGCTTTGCGAGCTTGAATCTCGCGCAATTGCTTACTCATTGGTGGTTCTCCAAAAATTAAATCCGCATGAAGCGGGTAGGGGATAGACGTAAAAAAACCGCCAGGGGGCGGCTGCAGTGTGGTGCGACCAACGGGTCGCGTGATTACAAGGTGAATCTCAACGGAGACTCACCGGCACTAATTTTGTTCAGACCAGAGCCAGCGCGTTTCGGGCTTGTGCCAGGCGTGAAGCCCGCGGCTTGGCCGGTGCGCTGGCCTTCGCCTGGCTGCGCATCTTCTTGATGACCTCATCAAAAGTGGCGATGCCATCGACCATGTTCGCCGCAAGCGCTGCGTCTGCCCCGAGCACACGGCCTTGCCCCATCCCGTCGCGTACCTGTGACGGCGGAACACCGCGCCCGCGCGCGACGGCTTTGGTAAAGGTGCTGTAGTAATCATCTACCCGAGACTGCATGAAGCCATGGGCCTCCTCATCCAGCGGGGCGTAGGGATTGCCCTCGAGTTTGAACTTGCCGGCCGAAATTAGGGTCGGTGTAACGCCGTCGGTGGCCATCGCCTGTGAGCAGTCAAAGTGCGCCTGCCACACGCCGATAGAACCGACCTCGCCACCCGGGGTGACATAGAGTTCTGCCGCCGAGCAACCAATCCAGTAGGCGGCCGAGGCGGCGAGGCTGTTGGCAATCGCGACCACCGGCTTTTGTTTGCGGGCGGCGAGAATCTCGTCGGCCAGTTCCGCGACACCGTAGACGCTGCCGCCCGGACTGTCGATATCGATGAGGATCTGGCTCACGGTGTCGTCGTTGAGTGCGTCGCGCAACGCCGCCGAAAACTGCTGCGTGCTGACACTGCCCGGACCCGAGACGTCGTCAACCATGTTGCCGCGCTGAGTAACGAGACCGTAGAGCGGCAGCACCGCAATCCCACCCCCCCCTGATGCGCTGACCGCCTGGCGCCGCGTTTCACGCGCAGCGCGTTCGACATCGATGCGTGCGAATACCTCCGCCTCCGCCGGCACGCCTTGCGACCAGCGTGCGAGCACGCCCGCCACGGCATTGAGTCGCTCCGGCATCAGCGCCCACGGAGTGGACAGGAATTCCGCAATCAGTAGGTTTGTTTTCATCAGGTCATTCCCAAGGTCATTAGTGATTCGGTCAGCGCTGCTTCGCTCATCGGCGCGCAGGCCTGTGTGTTTGCCCATTCGTGCACGCGCGCCGCGGGCACCGCCAGCGCTTCGGCAATCTGCGCAATATCTTTTCCGTTCACCGCACCCGCACGGCTAATCCGCCGCGCCCAGCGGGCGGCCGTGTTCGATACCAGCGCGTGAAAGCGTGCGGCAGTTTCATTAACGGGTTCGGCAACCTCCTGCGCTGGTGGCTCCACCTGGTCGGCGTCTATTTCAAGATCCTCCGCGGCACCTTCTTCAACCATGTTGAGCGGGCGCAGCGGTTCGTCCAGCCCCGTCAGCGGATTGAGGTTCTCTGCAATGCGCGCCTCGTTTCGCGTCAACCAGCCGTTCTGGATGCCGCTCTGGTAGTAGGTCGAGCGACTAGCGGCATCCCCGCGCATGAGATTGGCGAAATCGAACTCAATTTCTAACGCCTCGCCATCGAACAACAAGTCGGACTCGATGCTCGCTTCCCAGCGCTCGGCCCATGGCGTCATGGTGTGCATGACGAACTCCAGACTCTGCTGCTCGATGTTGGAGAAGGTCGCGCGCTCCAAGTCTGCAATCATGTGCGGCGGCACGCGAAACAAGCGCGCGATGTCGGTGATCTGGAATTTGCGCAGTTCCAGGAACTGCGCATCTTTGTTGGTGACGCCGACTTCGTGGAACTTCATGCCGTTTTCCAGCACTAGCACCTTGCCGCGGTTGGTGCCGGACTGCGCACTCTGGTAGGACTCGCGAAATACTTTCTTGGCCTCCGAGTCTTTAAACGATCCTGGAAACTCAATCCAGCCCCCGGTGGGCTTCGCATCGTTGGCAAAGAACCGTGCGCCGTAGTCTTGTGCGGCCAGCGCCATGCCTAAACTTTCCCGCGCAAGATCAATCGGACTCAACCCCATCATGCCGTCCGATGACAGCCCGCGCAGATGCCAGATTTCACCGCGCGGCACCACCGATTCCTGCCCCTGGCGATCGGTCACGCGATAGCGGTAATCACCGGAGGGCAGCAACTCCATGCGGATGCGGTCCGGGTGAATGGGACTCAATTGCGTGATTTCACCGCGCGCGTTGCTAACGACCCGGTTGTAAGCGTTGCCGCGCAGCACCAAGTGCCCCTGCAACATCTCGCGCCACTCGAAGGCGTTCTGAAACGGGTTAGGGCGTTTGGCAAGCAACGTGTATAGCCAGTGATCCTTGACCCTGTCCTTGCCGCCGTCCGCCCGCGGCCGGTACATAACGAAGGGCAGGGACGCCATGGTTTCGGACAAAATCCGTACGCACGCGTATACCGCGGCAAGACGCATCGAATGGTCTGCGGACACGCGAACGCCACTTCCAGTGCGCACAGAAACCGGCTCAAACCAGAAATCTCCCCACGGAGATCGGTCATCCGCAGAGGCGCGAAACCGATTGAAGAAGCTAAATATCCCCATCAAAGCGCCAGCAACTCATAGTCCGCCCCGATTACCAGTGATTGCCCGGGCGTGATCGCGCGCGACAATCCCATGATCAGCGCCACGATGCCGTCGATCTTGTTCTCCGGACGCTCCTTGCGCGGATAGATGTTGTCTTTCGCATCCAGGTGCGCCACCACGTTGCTCGCCATCCAGCCGAGCACCGGGTCGCCGTCGTGGATCAATTTGCCCTGCAGCACCAACGCTTCGAGCGTCTTCATCGGCTCTGAGAAATTGAGCACCGTCGGACGCACTTCGATCATTGGCATCCCCTCGCTCAGCATTCGTGTGGATAACTGTGTGTCCTGAAACGGATCGAAGGCCACCGCCTGTACCGAGTGCCTAGACACGAAATCAATCAGGTCGGCCTCGATCCAGCCAAAGTCGATCACATTACCCGGCGTGACCGTCAGGCGCCCCGCATTCATCCAGCCTTGATACTGGCTATTACCGTTGGCGTGCACCGTGTCCTCTGGCAGGTAGTAGCGCCCGAACACCGCATAGGCCCCCTCGATCTCCGGGTGCGCGAACACCAGCACCAAGGCTGCGATATCGGTCTTGCTCGCCAGATCCAAGCCGATCCAGCACGGCTGTCCGGCATACGCCGCAAGCGTCAGGCTAGGGTTTGCACACCGGTCCCAAGCGCGCATGTCCATCCACGAGCTGTCCGCGTTGACCCATTCGTTTAAGTGCTTGGTCTTAAAATTGTTGACTGCGCTGGGCAACTGCATGGCTTTGGCCTGCAGCGGCAGCAGCACCTCGGGTCGCACCGAGACACCCCAGTTGGGGTTAGCTTTGATCAGGGACGCTTCGGTGACCCAGTCGTCCCCCTCATCAATGCCGTAAATAATCCCGAACTGGCTGTCGTCCTCGAACACGCCATCGAGCAAGCGCGTCACGAACGTGCGCACCTCGTAGCAGATCCCCGCGCGGTTGCTGCCGGCGGTGGTGATCACCCACAAGAGCGAGTTGTCGCGCTTGCCGGTGCCGGTTTCGACCACGTCGTAGACGGTGCGCGTTTTATGTGCGTGCAGTTCATCGATGCAGCCGAAGTGAATGTTCAGGCCGTCGAGCGTAGATCCTTCGGCGGAGAGCGCTTCGAACTTGGATCCAGTGCGGATCACGTTGATGTTGTGCGCGTTCACCTCAATGCCAAAGGCACTGCGAAACGATCGATCCGCACGCGCCATCGACTGCGCATCCCCAAACACGATGCGCGCTTGGTCCCGCGTGGTTGCCAGCGAATAAACCTCAGCACCGCCTTCACCATCGGCGGTCAGCATGTACAGGCCCACCGCGGAAGAAACCGCAGATTTCCCATTGCCGCGCGGCACTTCCACGAGGCAGCGCCGAAAGCGGCGCCGACCATTAGGCTTTACCCAACCGAATACGGTCGTCAGAATAAAAACCTGCCACGGCTCAAGGTGTAGCAAGGTTCCAGTGAGCGGCCCCTTGATATGGCTTAGGCATTCAACAAATGCGCACACCCGGTCAGCCGGTCGGTAGCGCTGGCCGGCAGCATCGGTCAGTACCGGATTGAAGCGGTAAGCACTGGCCTTGCCTTTGAAGCTGCGCAAATCGTTGACCTGACGCTGGCAGGCCTGCCTGACATACTTGCCTGCCAGGATCTGGCCGCCAATAACTGCCTTCGCGTATTGCAGGGCGACTTTTGCATAGTCCTTTTGTCGATCAGGCCCTGCCAAGTCGACTCCACGCGTTGTCGTCTTCACCCGCCGCTTCCAACGCGCCGATGCGTGAGCGCGCAGCCGGGGTGAATCCGAGTTCAGCGGCCAACACCATCATGTCCTTCAGGTAAGCGCGGGCAACCGCGGAATACGGGTTATGCATGATCGGACGGTGCGCCATCGGTACATCGGCCAACTTCATGCCGCGTACCGGAATGACGTCGGATTTAGCTGCCAACCGGATGTTGTGCTCATAACGTGCCGCCGCGTTGGCCCAGGCCGCCAGCAGGTAGACGTCTAATTTCTTAATCAATGTGCGCGGCGCATGCGCGAACGCGTAGTCCCAGTAGCTCGCCGCTTCCTCCAGCAGCATCGTAGGCCGATCGCAAGCAAGGGCCTCGTCCTGGCGCAGCACGCGGGCGGTGGTATTGAGCGGGCGTTTCCCGGGATTGCCGCGAACCAACTTCAATTCAATCGGGCTGGGTTTTCTGCCGCGTGTGGCCATAGTGGTTTTCGATCAATGCTAATTGGGGGTTTGGTGTTGCCCTCGATAGGGGGTAATGAATATCGCGCACGCAAAAATCTGTGCAGGCGAGCGCATCTCATTGATTTTAATGTAGATATTAGACCCCCCTAGGGGGTCTATGGGCAGGTCGTGGTGCGCGTTAGCGCTTGCGTGCCGTTTCACGCGCGGTCTTGCGGTTGTGGCAGGAAATGCACAACGATTGCAGCCCGGCAGCATCAAAGCGTGCGCCGCCGTCCTTCAACGGCACCACGTGATCTGCCACCACGGCCGCCACAACGCGCCCACGTGCCGCACACACACCGCACACCGGGTGCTCGCGCAGGAACGCGGCACGCACGCCACGCCACCGCGCTGACTGATAGAAACCCACCTCCGCATCAAACCCGCGCCGTGCGCGCCCGTAATCACGATGCACCGCAACACGGTGCTGGTCGCAGTAGCCGGGCACTGGCACGACTGCCGCACAACCCGGGTATCGGCACGGCGTGGGCGCTTTGCGGGGCATGGTTTGCGGTCCCGATTTAGTTGCAATCATTTTGCAAGAACCGCTTGCCTTCGTTGCAAATCGAAGCGTTCATGCCAATGTCATCAACACACAAGGAGTAACGCAATGTCCTACACCACGCAGCAGTTCACCGTTGACGAAACCGGCTTCATCCAGATCGCCTTGACCAAGGTCCTCGCCGCGGTCGCGCGCGGGGAGTTGGACCTCAACCGGCTGGCGAAAGAAGAGCTCGCCGCACGCGGCCTCAACGATCAGGGCAACTGGATCGGCTTTGACGCCGCCAAGAAACACCACAACGTTTGAGGGACGCGACCATGGATAACCAAGCACGAGATCAACAACTTCAAACCATCGCGACAGACCATTTGTTCATCGAAACGCTTGAGACACGCAACAGCGACCGGCTGGACTTTCACGACGTGAGCGTCTGGGCCGTCAAGGCGGCACTACAAGCTGCATTCGAAGCCGGGCAGCAATCAAACCTCACCAACAACAATCAGGAGACCGCATGAAACTCTCAGACAGCCAGACCGTTTTACTCAAAGCCGCATCGATTCATCCGAAACGCCTGCTAACCGATTTCCCCGCGAAGCTCAAGGGCGGCGCGCTCATCAAGGTGCTCACGAGCCTTGGCAACGCGGGCCTGATCGCACCGCACAGCAAGACCAATAGCGGCACAACGCAGTTTTGCATCACCAGCGCAGGGCTTGAGGCGATTGGCATCACACCGCGCGCGACGCCGGTGTTGCGTGCGAACAGCAAGCAGGCGCAAGTGCTCGCGATGTTGCGCCGACCAGAAGGTGCGACGCTTGCGCAAATTTGCGCATGCACCGGATGGCAACAGCACACGGTGAGGGGGACGTTCGCAGGTGCGTTTAAAAAGAAGCTCGGCCTCACCATCGACTCCACCAAAGAAGCCGGTGGCGAGCGTATTTACCGCTTAGCTGGTTGATAAGGACGACAATGAAACTCATCACCATCCTCCAATCCCTGCGTGAACTCCCGCGCCCTCTCAGCGACGAAGAGAATCTATACCTTGATCACATCACAGATGAAATCAGACGTGCGCCAAGCGACGCCGCGCGATGGCGCATCCTTGAGCGCGAGGGCATCAACCGGCCTGACGTGATGGCTTTTGATCAAGATATCCTTGCCACGCTCACCACGTTACGTCGCGCAACGATGAACTGATCAATTTCGGCGACGATTGACTAATGCATACTGGATATGCATAATGCCGCAGATGGAGATCGGATTCGATCCGCGTAAAGCGGCCGCCAATCAGCGCAAACATCGCGTCTCATTTGATGAGGCGGCCAGTTGCCTGCTCGACCCGCAGGCGCTCGTGATGGAAGACGCTCGGGCGGAAGGTGAGTCACGATGGTTGCTAGTTGGCATGAGCAACCAGGCTCGATTATTGACCGTCGTCTACACCTTGCGCGAGGACAATCCGCGCCTGATTTCAGCCCGAAAGGCCACTACCAAGGAGGCTAAAAGCTATGCAACCTGAATACGATTTTTCCAAAGCAAAGCGCGCCAAGAATGTTCCGCACCTCACCAAGCTGCGGGCATCGATGAAGGGGAAGACCCGCATCACCATCATGCTTGACGATGATGTGATCAAAACCTTTCGCGACCGTGCTGAGGAGCGCGGCATTGGCTATCAAACCGCGATCAACGAGGCGCTGCGTGCAGCTGCCGGCGCTGAAGATGTGCCTGTTACCGTAAAAATTCTACGTGAAGTGTTGCACAAGGAACTACGCTCCAGATAGTTCTGGTTTCACCAGATCCGCAAACAGTACGCCGTCGCTGGCGCGTTTGGCTTCCTTGCCCGTGAAATCCTGAAAGCGCCGGCAGATAACGTCGACGTACTTCGGATCGAGTTCCATCAATCGTGCGCGGCGTCCTGACTTTTCACAGGCGATGATCGTGGTGCCGGAACCACCGAAGGGATCGAGCACGATGTCGCGCGTCTTGCTGCTGTTGCGCACCGCACGCTCCATCAACTCCACGGGCTTCATGGTTGGATGAAGATCGTTCTTGTGGGGTTTCTTGATCTGCCACACATCGCCCTGGTCGCGTGCGCCGCACCAGTAGTGCTGCGCGCCGTCCTTCCAGCCGTACAGAATCGGCTCGTACTGGCGCTGGTAATCGGCGCGGCCCATGGTGAAGGTGTTCTTCGCCCAGATGACAAACGTCGACCACTTGCCACCAGCGGCACGGAATGCCGCTTGCAGCGTGTCGAGTTCCGAAGAGCTCATCGCGATGTAGACCGCGCCCTTGGTGACGGCCAAAATGTTCTGACAGGTCGCGAGCAGGAACGGTGCGAATTCCGAGCCGAGGTTGTCGTTCAAGATTGGGCGGTTGGTGCCGCGCATTTTGTCCTTGGCGCTGTTGGCGTAATTAACTCCATAAGGAGGATCGGTCACCGTCATGTCGGCAAGTTCATCACCGAGCAAGGCTTTGTAGTCCTCAGCCTTGGTGGCGTCCCCACACAGCACCTTGTGCTCGCCGAGCAGCCACACATCCCCGAGTTTTGAGATGGCCGACTCGGTGACCTCAGGCACCGCATCATCATCGGTCAGACCTTCTTTGTCTTCATCGCCAGCAATCAATTCGCTCCACTCATCTTCGGAGAAACCGGTCAATTCAAGATCGAAACCAGCATCCTGCAGTTCAGCCAACTCTAGGCCCAGCAGTTCGTTATCCCAGGACGCGTTCTCGCCGATCTTGTTGTCGGCCAGGATCAGTGCCTTGCGTTGGATGTCGGTGAGGTGTGCCATCGGCACCACGGGGACTTCTGCCATACCGAGTTTGCGTGCAGCGAGTACGCGTCCATGTCCAGAAACGATGTTGTTTTTTCCATCGACGATCACCGGCGCACCCCATCCGAACTCGACGATGCTCGCGGCGATCTGGGCAACCTGTGCATCAGAGTGCTGCTTGGCATTGCGGATGTAAGGGATCAGGGATGCGACCTGGCGCAGTTCGATCTTGAGGTCGGTAACCGGGTTACGCATGGGCCAACTCCTGAACGCCAAGACGGGCGGTTGTTACCTCGTGGTAGGTTTGCCCAGTTGCGGCCAGGGTGACCGCCACATCTGGAAAGTTCTGCTGAAAGCGTTTCACCGCCACATCCACGTATTCGGGTGCGATCTCTACCGCACGACACCGACGACCTGAACGCTGCGCAGCCAGCAGCGTCGTGCCACTGCCACAAAAGGGCTCGAACACGATGTCGCCCTGATCGGTGTAAGAGTTGAAAACCAATTCAGGCAGCGCTACTGGGAACACAGCCGGGTGGTCAATGTCCTGGCCAATCTTGCCCTTGTGGCGCATCACCCGAATCACTGAGTCGGGAATCTTGTTGTCCTGTGTCGGCTGGCCTGCTGCTGTCCACGCATTGACTGTGCCATCTTTGGCCCGCATCGCTGTGGACGTGCCGTCAGCGCGCAGATGGGATTCCTGACCCGCGTGTTTGCACGGAACAATCTTGTTGGGTTTACGGCTCTGGCGGTTGAAATGAAATACGAATTCAAAGCTTGGCGCAAGACGCCCTTGCCAGTCGCCGGGCATCCCCGGCCCCTGATCCCAAACGTACCAAGCAAATCGACGCCAACCCTGTACCCGCATCCACGCGAGCCAGCCTTCCCAATATGGGATGACTTCGTTGTCGCGGTGGATCAGCCCGAGGTTGACCAGCACCTGGCCGTCGCTGGCCATCGGCAGCGTGGCAAACACGCCGCGCATCAGAGCGTCCCAATCGGGGATGGCGTTGGTGCTCAGTTGCGTGTATTGGCGCTGGCTGCCATAGGGCGGCGAAGTGAAACACAACTTGGCCTCGTCACCGGTCATCAATCCGGCAATCACATTGGCATCGGCAGCATCGCCACAGATCAGGCGGTGCTGGCCCAGTTGCCACACATCACCCACGCGGGACACCGGTGTACCAGATACCGTCGGCACATCGTCGACTGCGTCGCTATCAACATCTTGCGCGCCCTCATCGTTATCGGCATCGATGCCGCCAGAGAGCAAGGACTCGATCTCCGCATCCGCAAAGCCAGTGAGCGCCAAGTCGTAGCCGGCCTCGGTCAAGTCTGCCAGTTCCAGCGCCAGCAACTCTTCGTTCCAGCCTGCATCCAGGGCGAGCCGGTTGTCTGCAATCACGTAGGCACGCTTTTGCGTGGGCGAGAGGTGCGCGAGTTCAATCACCGGGACTTCGGTCAACGCGAGCTTGCGCGCAGCCGCCAGACGGCCGTGGCCACAAATCAGGCCATTGGCCCCATCGACGAGCAACGGACTTGTCCAGCCAAATTCGACAATGCTGGCGGCGATGCTGGCCACCTGAGCATCGCTATGGGTGCGGGCGTTGCGGACAAACGGGATCAGCGAGTCGACCAGGCGGTACTCGATGTTGAGCATGACGATTGTGGTTTTCCAAAAAAAACGCACACGCACGAGGAATGGTTTTTCCCCGTAGCGAGTGCGCGTGACGAACATTAAAAAACCCGCTGACGGCTGAGCGTGGGCGGGTTGGTGTGGGGTGATCGAAGGTGGCGGGGGTGCAAACCTGCAAACCCTGCAAACCTCTTTTTTCGGTCAGACGCTACGCGAGTCTCGCGCTGTTGCCCCCCGCATAGGATTTTGGCCAGGAAGGACCCATGTTTTCTGGGGCTGCTTGCTTACTGTCACTTCTGTCCAAAGGATAGCTCGAATACTAGCCGAATTCGCGAGAAGTGTTGCACGCACTTTGAGCCTCAAAATGGACAAACGGCCTAAACCGTGGACATTGGCTTGGTCTATTACCCTCCTTGACCATTGGCTTCACAAGATATATTGACCACGCGCAACTTCGGGTTTGAATTGAGGTGGCCGGTCACGCTTTGTAGCGCTTGTTGCCAGCGCCGCCACGCGGTTGTGCGGTCACACGCAAAGCGAATCGCGATCTCTCGCCAGCCGTAGCGCTTGGCGCGCATCCACACGAGGTGCCGTTGCTCCACTTCGAGCCACTGCATCCAGCGCATGGTCTCGATCATCCGCTCGATGGCATCCGGGCTGGGCGGGAATCGGTGGTGGACCGGCTCGTCGTTTGAGAACGCCTCCCACTCGCGTCGTGCGAACGCGGGCCAGACGCTGAAGTAGCCTTGCACGCGCACCGGTGGCAGGCCCCGGCTGGTGCTGACCGATTCATCGAGCCAGGCGGCTACGTCCTCGATTGACCACACTTCCGGTGCCCTACGCATGGCGTGTCCCGCCGGGCCCGTACAGCCGCTCACCAATCCTTCGCACCAGTTCGCGCTCGACAAAGTCCAGGCGCTCGTCACGTTCGGAGACGACGAGAATTTTCTGCTCACGCCAGCCGTCACGTTTCACCGCTTCGGCATCGACAGCGATGGGTTGAATGCGCCCGAGCGGGCAGCGGTAGGGGGGGTGGGGGATTTTCATACGACCTCCTGCGTATCGATGGCCCAGTGCAAAATCGCCAGTGCATCGGCCTCGTTGTCATCAGTCACGGCGTGACCCAGGGCACGCATTGCGGCGATCACCTCGTCCTTGCTGGCGTTACCTTTGCCAGTGGCGTGTCGTTTGATCGTGCCCACCGGCACGCCCTGGTAGGGAATCTGGTGGTGCTCGCACCAGGCGGTGAGCGTTGCGAGAAGACCGCCGTAGACGTGCGCGGCGTCCACGCCCATATGCCTGCGAATTTCCTCGAAATAAACGGCGCCAATGCCCTGTGTGCCGGCAACGGTGGCCTTCATCTCGGTTAGCCAGCGGCGAAAGCGCAAGTAGCGCATCCCGCCGCCCTCGAAGCGTTGGGACTTGAAACTCACGAAGTCATGGGCGATCTGACCCTCCGGTGCGCGCAGTGCCCAGCCGGTGGTGGTGCCCAGATCAAGCGCAAGAATCGTGTTGGAGGTCATAGGAAAAACCCCGGCGGTTTTCAAAACTGACGCAGACTGACGCTTCCTGACGCTTGTAGTCGTAACTCTCCATAACCTGTGTAGCGCCCTCGCGTGAGAGGAATACGGGAGATGTGTCAGGAAGCGTCGGTCTGCGTCAGTTGGGTGTAAAAAAAGCGCATTCGTCGCGTTTCCATTCCTTGTCCGACAAGTTGTGTCAGTCTGCGTCAGGCGACCCAATAAACAATGGCTTAGGCGCATCGATGGGCCTCAGTTTTTGTCGCGGGATAAGCCGGTGACGGCGCTCCCACGATTTCTTTCAGGCCGACGCCTTTGAAACCACGCACGCCGGCGTTATTGCGCCACTTTTCGATCCGCCGCCCGATAAAGGCATTGCTAAATCGACGCATTGATCCGCAGAACTCACCGTTCGAATCGGCCCATTTTGTCCAGTCGGCAAAGAGTTCCGAAGTCAACGCTTTAGCATTGGGCTCGGTCACGCAACGCTCCTCGATCCACCGACCCATGGCCAGAGGGAACCGGGGGGCGTGTTTACCTGTGTCAGTTGGGTAGCTATTCATGGCTCAGTTGTCCTTGTAAGGGGTTTGTAAAAATGTTGGCGGTGTTTTCAGACTCACGCCCTGAAACCCGCGCACACCGGCGTTATTGCGCCACTTCTCAATGCCGCGCGTGAGCAGCAAATCGGAGAAGCGGCGCTGGGATCCGATGAATTCACCGACGCCTTCGGCCCATGCTTTCCAGTCATTGAAGAGTTCTGAAGTCAACGACTTCGCACCTTCGACGCGCACGCAGCTCTCCTCCAACCAGCGCCCCATCGCATCCTCAGCTTCGAAATATTCATCGGTGGCGTTGAGCACGCTTTGCGGGCGGCGCAGCCCCGAGCGCTGCCACAACAGACAGCCCTCCAGAGCCCAGACCAGAATGCCGTTGCGCTCAAGCAGCAATTTCTCGGTCAACTTGCCGTCGCGCTTCTCAGGGGGAATGGTCACGGTGAACGGAATCAGGTGCAGCCGTCGCTTCATCGCCTCATCGACGTTGCGAATCGAGGGCTTGTGGTTGCCGGCGATGAGCAACTTGAACTGCGGGAAGAAGTCAAAGAAGTCCTGGCGCATGAAGCGCGCCGAGACTTTGTCGCCACCGGTGATGGTCTTGATCTTCGATTCGTTCCAGCGCCGGCCCTGTTCGGTTTCAATCGATGCCACAAAGCGAGCACCACGCAGTCCGGCAAGGTCGGTGGGGTGCCGGTCTGAGCGTGTTTCCATAAAAGTGTCCATCGGTGCGTTAGCTGCGTAATCGCCGAGGATGGTGGCAATGGTCGTCACGAAGACCGACTTTCCGTTGGCGCCGGTGCCGTAGAGAAAGAACAAGGCGTGCTCACTGGTGACCCCGGTCAGGCAGTAGCCGACCATGCGCTGCAAGTAATCCATCAGTTCGGCGTCGCCGCCGGTGACATCAAAGAGGAACGCACGCCAGGTTGGGCACTCGCCTCTGGGAATGGCGGTGCTGATCTTGGTCATGCGGTCGGTGCGCTCGTGCCCAGCCGTTCGTGGAGCAGTATCTCGAGCTCGCTTTGCTTGGCCTCCGTCCATTCAAAATCAACCGCATCGTCGCAATCCAGATCGAAGGCTTCGTAGAGCCTGCCGTAGTTGCGATGGTGTTCGGCGTAGAAATACTTTTCTGCTTCTGAGAAAAGATCCGGGGCACGAAGATAGATGACGGTAGCGCGGCCGAAGTGATCGGGCTGCGCCACGTATTCGTCAGCGATCGATTGCTGTGCATCATCGTGGCGGTACAAGTTGTTGCGTACCGCCTGCACGGCCTCGATGCCTTTGCCCTCGGACAAGGTGATGATGCGCCGGGCGTGGCCATCGAGCGGTGCGGACTGCTTGGCATCGAGCGCTGCGCAAATTGCCAGAACGCCTAAACGAAATGACTGGCTGGCCCCGTTGAGCACCGCGTCGGTGGGCCACGCAAACGTTGCGAAGGCCTGCGTCTGCTCATCGTTGCCGTGCGCTGCGATGAGGGTTCGAATGGAGGCGAGCGGAGCCAGCTCGACAAAGCGGTGCAGCGAGGGAATGTTGCGGTATAGCTTGATCATTGTTTTTCTTCACTTGAGTCATGCACCGTAGCGCCGAACAATTCCGACCAGAACGCCAAAAATCTGCAGCTTGCCTTTCGGGTGAATGAGCGGATATCGTGTGTTGTGCGGCTTCAGCGCAAAAGCGCCATCAACTTTGACGAGTTCCTTCAGGGTGAACTCGCCATCGACCTGCGCCACCACGAACTTGCCCGCACGGGCCAAGCTCTTGCGCTCGATCACCGCCAGGTCGCCGTCATAAATACCGGCATCGATCATCGAGTCGCCTTTGACCGGGATGACTGCGGTGGTGGCCGGGTTCTTGACCAGGAAATCGTTGAAGAAAAACGGTTGTGCCTGCACATCAGTGGCGCTGACCGGGGCGCCTGCCGGAACGGCGGCATCGGCTAAGTGCAACTCAAAGAAGCGTTTGCCTGGAATCCAGGCATCGTCATCGGGGGCGCGGGTGACGTAGCCGTGCAGGGCCAGCCGGTCCATGAGTTTGAAGGAGGCCGCGCGCGAGGCAAACCCCAACAAGTCGGCGATGCGCTGCAGGGCCGGGATGTGGTGGTGGCGGGCGTAATAGGCGCGTAGCGCGTCTAGGTGCTCGTGATCGCGGTTAGGGTGGCGCATGGAGTGCTTTATGGGAAATGTTGGAATACTGCTATTGTAGTAAACGAATGTTTACCACGCAAGCAAATCCGCACAAATCACTTTAAAGCGCCTCAGGGCCGCTTTTTTGCCTTTCGCCAATCCCAAGGCGGTATCGGTTCGGGGCCGGCCCACAGGCCCACGTTTCGGCTGCGGGCGTCCTCTTCGGCCAGCCGGTAGCGCTGGGCATCATCGCCGGACTGCTCGCGGGCGTAGTCCCGATGCCACCATGCTAGGCCCGCTGTGATCTGACTCAGGCAGGCATCGACGGTTTTAGGGCAGTCACCGGCTTTGCAGGGGGCCTCGGCCACCAGCACCTTGCCCACGATGCGGCCGTAGCGGTCGCGTTTGGTCCACCGCACTTCGATTTCCTTGCCAAAGACCAGGCGCGAGAGGTTTTGTTTTGAGGGTTCGCCGAAGGCTTGGGCTTTTTCTGGGGCGTCGATGCCGGAGAGCCGAATCTTGTGCTGGGCGCGCTCAGCATCGAGCACCGTGAGCGTATCGCCATCGCTCACCGCGACCACCTGGCCGGTGATGGTCGCAGCAAAGCCCGGGCCCGCCAGCAGAAAAAGTGCGAGCGTCCAGCCTAAAAACCGAAGTGCATTAACCAGATGATTACCCTGCATGGCTTTGCTTGACCCTCCACTTCGGAAGTTTTGATTCACCATTGTGATGGTTGCAACTGCACAAAGCCATCATGAAAAACATTGAACTCCCCACGCCATCAACCCTGTCGCCACAGACGCGTGCCGGTGAAATTACCGCAATCATTTCGGCGTGCCTCGTTCGCTGCCTTACAAACTCACAGACAGTGGACAAAATCCCACACAGCGAGCAGCAGAGACAAACTCAACTTGGCTTGTGCCAGGGAAGAAGCGTTCATACAAACCCCTATCAACAGGAGATGTGATGAGCGAAATTAAAACCTCAGTGTCAGCCCGGGTGGCGCAGCTGTCCAGCCTGCCAATCAAAGAAATCTGGGTGCTGTGGGACCGTTACTTCTCGCGCCGGCCGGACAAACCCAACCGCGAATATCTCCAGTCGCGCCTAGCCTACAAACTCCAGGAAGAGGCCTTTGGTGGCTTGCCAATCGAAACCGCCCGGCGCCTGGCCAACATCGGCGTCGAGCATTCCAAAATCAAGGAACGACGCAAACCCTGTGACATTCATCTGGCACCGGGCACCGTGCTGATGCGCCAGTGGGGCGAGCGCGATCACAAGGTGACGGTCAGCGCCGAGGGCACATTCGAATACGAGGGTCGGTTCTTCAAGAGCTTGTCGTCGGTGGCGCGGCACATTGCCGGCACGCCATGGTCGGGGCCCTTGTTTTTTGGGTTGCGCCGTAACGAGGAGGTGTGCGAATGAACGACGTCCCCACCAAACCGCGTCAGCGCTGCGCCGTCTACTGC